CCCCTCCACGGCTCTCTGCCCCTCCGCCCTTCTCCGCCCCCCTCGTCTTCTTCTCCCCTCCAGCGTTCTCCGCCCCTCCAGTGTTCTTTGCCCCTCCAGGGTTCTTTGCCCCGCCAGGGTTCTTCGCCCCTCCAGGGTTCTTCGCACCACCTAGATTCTCTAGCTGTATTGATGAAGACACACTTGTTTCTACATTTGATGGAGAAATGATTGTTCATGTACCAGCAAAAGATATTAAAATAGGAGATACAGTTGTAGGTGTCTCATGGAACGAACTAACTTCTGAAACTGAACAGGACCCAGCAACTTGGTCAGCCACATCAGCAACAGAAATGAAAACTGTACCAACAACTATTAGAAACATAATTCCTTCTATTAAAGATATCACAATTTATTTTAATGAAAACACTACAAAAAGATTCTCTCTAGAGCAAACAGTCTTAGTAAAAAGAAATGAAACATATATGTTTATAAGTACTGGAACTGTTGAAGTTGGAGATATAATTGTAGAAAAAGTTGAAAATCAAGGATTTGTAGAAACTAGAGTAGATTCTATAAACACAATTGACGAAACTAGAAATGTATATCAATTTGATGCGGCACCAATTGACGTACTTTTGGCAGGAGATATTGTAGTTCATAACTTAAAGATGTTCTAGTGTCTATATACCATCTTCATATACCTAGAACATCTGGGGTCTACATTAGAAATAATGTAATTCCAGAACTAATCTCTAAAAAAATTACGCATTTTGCATCAAATAGAACTGAAATAGATGCAAAACATATTGCTAAAAGCAAATTTGTAATAGGACACTTTGGGAAAATGCCATTAAAATATATGGATTCTCCCAAAGTTTTCTGTTTGCTTAGAGATCCTATAGATAGATATATTAGTTATTTTAAATATACTACTGGATACATAACATCTGAAAAAGATGCAAAAAATAATCTTGAGCACTGGCTATACGGACCCCAATCAGAAACCCAGTCAAACCTTCAATCAAAATTTTTAACAGGATCTACAAACATAGAAGAGTTTAATAAACACCTTGGAAATTTTGACGCATATATAGATAATGCCTGGCACCTGGAGGAATGTAATTTAAATATAGAAAATATTAAAAACTTTATTAAAGAAATAAATATATATACTTTAGAAAATTATGATGTTTTTAAAAAAGACTTCAGTAAAGAAGTTTATGATCAGTTTGCAATAAAGCCATTTAAGTACAGTGATAAAGTTAATGAATCGCCAAAGATTAAAGTAGATATAGATAAAGCTCACTTAAAAAGAATAAGAGAGCTTAATGAGTTAGACTATGAGGTATACGATTATGTTAAATCGATTAAAAAAAGATAGCAAATGGTCATTTTTAGAAATTGAAAAATTTAAAATAGATGAGATTAAAAAAGAAATTTTGCAGTATCAAGACGAATGGCTGTTGGACCAGTCAAGACAAAATACGTACCTAACCCACAAAGATACTGAAACAATAACCCTCATATCATCAGATTATACCTGGGTTCCAGGCAAAGATTTAAATAAAATAAATAAAAATTTATTTAAATCAGATAAAGCAAATAATGAAATTAATAAAATATACCTTGATCTTGAAAATAGATATGACGGTCAAATTGTTAGATCTGAAATTGTAAAATTAAAATCACAAACAAAAATTAGAAAGCATGTGGATGGTGGAGCTATGCTACATTATTCTAGAAGATGTCATATACCAATAATAACCAATGACCGTGTTTACTTCACAGTAAACAATAATAAAATTAATATGATAGAGTCACAAGGATATGAAATAAACAATACACTCCCTCACTCGGTAGAAAATGATAGTCTACAAGACAGAGTCCATATTATTATTGACATACTCCCAGACAGTATGTTACACTATGATAAGACAGGAGAATAGATGAAAAATAGTATTGAGCCTAATTGGTCCGAAAAAGAAATGTTGTTTCCAGGGCTATGGGTATATAGAAATGTCATGCCACAAAGTATAATGGATAGGACAAAAGTTTTTGTTGAAAAAAATTCAGAGAAATATCAATGGGCAGATGCAACTGTCGGCTATTCAGAAAAAAAGTTAGATTATAGAGACTGTCAAGATTTTAAAATTGGTGAAATTAAAAACCCAAAAAGCATAGAAGAGTTTGAGCTAGCAGAAATATGGGAAGACGCTTATGCCGCACAAATCCCAGCGGTTGAAGATTATTGTGCTAAATATAATGTTAGAATGAATTACTGGGAAGTCATGAACTTTATTCAATATGGACCTGGCCAGCACTTTAAAGAACACGCAGACCATGGATTCTCTTACAGCGCAACAGTTTCATTAGTTGCATATCCAAATGATGATTATCAAGGCGGAGAACTTACATTTCCTAAACTTGATTTATCAATTAAGCCAAAAGCTGGTGATCTATATATATTCCCCTCAACATATTTATTTTCACACGTAGCAGAACCTGTCACTGCTGGAAGAAAATATTCAATTGTTACGATGCTAGACTATAACGATCATGCTCATTGTCAAGAATTTATGCAAATGAGAGCAGAAAGAGTTGAGCGTGAAAAAAATAAAGGTATACAGAACTAGGCCAGGGTTTGCAAATGTATCTCCACTAACAGCAAAAAGAACGTGGATGGATGATACATACAAAGCACATGCCTATAAATGTTTTCCAGTAAGTTTAACTAATCAATTAGGATGGGGAATATCTTTTCCAGAGGATATATCTTTTATTTGGGACGGCGTATCAGACTCCACTTCAAGCCATGTTAAAATTTTAAGTGGCGATAAATATGTTTATTCTGAGCGTGGCAATGCAACAATTAGCTTTAATACTGGACTAATGTTTATAACCGAGCCAAATCAAACCTTACTTTCAATGCCAGTTCCAAATCAATTTATAGATGGAGCTACACCATTTACAACTTTATTGTCAACTTCATTTTTTAGAGGCGACCTGCCAGTGGCATGGAGAATAACTAAGCCCAATATAGAAATAACAATAAAAGCAAATACCCCAATAATATCTATAATTCCCATAGATCTTCAAGACCTACAAAATTCAGAAATGACAGAGCACCAAATATCAGAAGTCCCAAGATCTGAATTTTTAACAAATGATTATGCAGAAGCCGTTGCCAAAACAAATGCCGCTGGGGAGTGGACTAATTTTTATAGAGAAGCAACTGATCAAGATGGCAAAAAATTAGGAGAGCACCAAGTCAAAGCAATCAGATTAAAAGGTGGGACTGCATAAATGATTAATGGTAGAATATATACTATAAAGAATAGGACATTAATAAAATGAAACCAGCAAATCAAGATATGAAACTGCATGCTCCAAAATCTATTACCCCATCAGGGTTTTTTGGTAATTCGTCAGATAATATTGTTGAGCTAGAAAATTTTTTAACCCCAGAAGAAAGAGAAAGGCTAATCAATTTTGCTCTTAATAATAAAGTTTGGGATGTAACAGAGACGCATGTAGATGAAGATGGGCTGGTTTTGTACGATGCTGATATCTGGAAAGATCGTGTCTGCACCTATTTTTCTTTAATGGCTTCAGACCCCTCAATTCTTGATCTTATTAATAGCATGATTGCAAGATTAAAAATTGAAGTAGATAAATTTTTTAACGTAGATGCAAAAGAGACTGGCCCAGCAATTGTAAGATGGCCAGTAGGAGCAAGACAAGAACCTCATGCTGATAAAGAATTTCATACTGGTATAGAAAAAGGTAGACCAAATGATTTTCCTCATTATGATTTAGCAGGATTATTTTATTTTAATGATGACTACGAAGGCGGAGAGTTGTATTTTCCACAGCACGGAATAGAGTTTAAGCCTAAAGCAGGAGCCGCATATTTCTTCCCAGGAGATATGTATTATACGCATGGGGTAAGACCAGTAAAATCTGGTAATAGATTTACATCTCCATTTTTTTGGACGATAATGAGACACACAGGAGAAAGACAGCCATGAGCAATTTAGACTATATAGAATTATATCCAAAAGTTGACGTATATAGAAATGTTTTAGCTGACCCTCAAAAACTCTATCAGACTATGAAAAAGTCGGAGCAAACTTCAGAAGGTAAGTATTATTTAAACAAATGGGATCCATGGGCACATTTTGGAACATATACACAAATTAAAGATTCGCATGAACGAAATGAATCAAACGAAGATCCAATGTTTATTGAAGAAAAAGACTTTGCAGACCAAGTTCAAGCTGCCTACGACCTGGTTTTAAATGATTACATTACTAGACATGGGATTGAACTAAAACCAGGATGGCATTTTAGCGGATGCTCTTTTTCTAAATATAGAGATCAGGTAGACGTTTTAAATAATAAAATGACTATGCAATACCATACTGACTTTATTATTTCTGAAAGAGATATGCCTGGATCTAAGTTTCAATTAACATGCACAATGTACATAAATGATGATTATCAAGGTGGCGACATAGAATTTTTTGTAGACGGTAATTTAATTAATCATAAACCAAAAGCAGGAGATATTCTTGTATTTCCATCCGATCAACCATATTTCCATGGAGTAAAAACTATTCATGGTGGAGAAAAATTCTTTGTTAGAAACTTTGTGATGTACCCGTATGATGGACACCCAGATTGGATTGCAAATCAAAAACAATTCGGTGCAGCAAACTGGATGAAAAAAGAATTTAAAAGACTTGAATACGAAAATCCAAGAAATATGAAGTATCTTCAAGATGGAGTTCCAACAGAGTACGACGAATTAGTTGGAGATAAATCAGGTCCAGATAAGGGAATGTAATGAAACTAACAAAATTAACAGAAGACATA